CTAGATTCGACATCCATTTTCATGCATTTCTTTCTGGACGTCCCTGAGCTTTTGCATCGTATCTGGTTCTTTATTCATCCCAGGCTCTAGCATTCGATCGTAGTAGTTCCGTATTTGCTTGAGCATTTCACAGCTTCTTTTCACCTGGATCACTGGCGCTGAATTTTGTGACCCTTGTGCCGCAGCGATACTGGGATCTCTCGTGTTGAAGTTAATGCCCTTGAAACGTGTCCCGGCCGGGCAAAACTGCGCGGTCGTATACATGATTTGTGATTCGCTAACATAGCACTCCAGCCCCCCCGCCTGCAGATTGGGGCGTCGAGTAGGCTGCTGTGCAGCTCTGGGGGCTATGGGCCTAAGCAAGTCGTCCCCTTGAGCTTGGCCCTGAGTCATCTGTCGTTTAAATGTTGTGCCAGGAGGGCAGGTGGCCTCATTGGTGAGGTGGCTTTTCCCGTCCTTTGTTTTGCACTCAATCACGCCAGCCTGTGCCGTGGCGGCCCATGTCACGATCAACACAAGACTCATTCGCTTCATGCCTTTTGCTCCAGCCATCACCTGGGCTCATGCTAAACGAATTTTTCACTGAAGGGCTAGCGGCAGGGCATGAAAATACCCCCCCCCGGTAACAACCGTCAGGATTTGTATTTAATCGTTACCGTAACAAAAATCTTCTGCGGAGCCGTGGACCGGGCGAGCATCTGAGCCCTTGACGCCATGACCGCATAAAACCCTCCGGGCTGTGCCCGGGGATTGAGGGCTTGCCCGAGCATCCCCGGGGACTGCCTCCCGGCGAGGGGCTTTGTCTTTTTTGGCGTTGAATGCCATAGGGCAAGCCTGCGAGCTAATATCCGTCTTTTGTTTCATTCTGGGCTGCTAGGCGTCGCGCATTGCGGTACTCGCTCAGGAAGGCGACTTCTTCATAAACAAACAGCTCTGACAAGCTCGTCAGGACTGCATTCAAACTCACACCACGGATTGCCGCGTTTCATTTCCTGTACTGAATGTTGTTGTCGGAACATCCAAAAGACAGGTATTTGAGTGCCTGGAGCAGGCCGATGGCCCTGCGTCGCATATTTGCTAATTTGACATAATATACATATGGCATGTGTCGATTACGCTACATGTGGTGTTTGTCATGCTCTGCGATGCGCTAGCTCTGTCAGCGCTTAGGCCCCCCATCAACATCACCCCCGCCGTCAGCCCGCCCAGGGCGAGGGCGCCCATCTTTTTTAGCAAGTCCTCCCAAACGTCCTTACGTGCTTGATTTTTCTCGCGTTCCATCTGCGCAGCAGCGATGACGATCATGCCGTCAATGCCCAAGACTTTCGCGACCATGATGCATGCGAAGTCGTCCATTGTCCGTGCACCGGTCATGTATTGGCTGAGGGTATTTCCGCCGATACCTAGCTTTTCAGCCTTCTTGTTCTGGCTGATGTCCCCCATCTTTTCGATGGCTTCTTGCAGGTAGTCCACGCTTAGTTTCAATGTCTTCTCCATTGCACTCTCAGGTGAGATTGATCTAGCATACCCTTTCTGATCTCGCTTGAGAGCAGTTGGTTGTTAACCAATTTTAGCAGGGGAGAGCGCCTTGAAAGCCAGCCAGCCTCAAAAACTCACGTACCGCTTGCATGACGAGATTTCCCCGTTCTGGGCTGTTCATCGTTCAGCGCGTGCAAAGGCGCTTCATGGCTTTCACTCGGTGCTGGAACGTGACTATGCGCGAGGCCTTCGCGTCAGCCCTGATGTTGATACAGAAGATCGCCCTTTGTCCTTGCAGTGCATGCCGTCCCACGCCCATCTGCTGGCTCCGAAGCCGCGTCACATGTTTTGGAGTGTGCGCTACATCGGCCAGCGCAATCCCCAGCAGCCATACCGCCCCGTCGAGGTTGTCACTTTTGCCCCTGTTCATGCCTTCTTCCATGGCATTTTCCGTAACCGTAACGGAAATTCTCTGACGATTATCCGTCACCGTAACGAATTTAACCCCGCAGCCAGCCGCTGCATTGACTGAGACCACACCATGAAAACCCTTCTGACCATGTTCGAGCACTCGCACGGCGTCTCTCAGAAAACCGGACGCCCCTACAGCATGGGCTCCCTGAGCGCACACTTCCCGGCCAGTGACTTTTCGAAAGAGGGCTACACCCGCGAAGTGCGCGGCTATGAGCAAGTACCGGTAGAAGTCGCAGATTCTGCGATTGATAAGCTGAAAGAGATGTTTTACCCGTGCCTGGCGGATCTCGTCACCGAGACCAAGATCCAGCGCATCAACGGTAAGTCGGTGCCGGTCGTTGTTGTAACCGGCGTTTCTGGCTGGGAACGCCTGATCCCCCAGCGCGAAAAATCCGCCCCGGCCAGCGCCTGATCATGACGCTCTTCGTCGACTGGATCACTATCTCGCAACGACATCCGGGCCGCCTTGACCCGGATTCGGGCGAGGTGGTGCCGTCTCTGCCCATGGTCGACGAGGGTGTAATTGGCAAGTTCCCGCGCAGCGATGAAACCGGAGAGTACGACGAGGATCCAGAGTGGGCGATGCAGGCCCGCAAGAAACACCGCGGTTCCTTTGACTCCCTGGTCACGATTCACTGCGACGGCTTCACCGTCTCACTATCCGGCAACATTGGCCGGCTCAACCGCTGCGACAACCTGTTCAACCTGACTTTCGATCAGACCATTGCACGCTGCAATGAACTGCTTGCGGAGTACGGTTTACCTCCGTTCACCCCTGGGGAGAAGTTGGTAAACCCTACGCCGTCGGCCTACGACATCAAGCAGGGCATCTTCGAATACTGGACCGGCGCTTCCATCAGCCGCCTGGACCTAACCCGTAACTACGCCTCTGGCTCTCCACAGAACGCCCAGGCCGTCATCGACTGGCTTGGCACGCAATCAGTCAATCACATCAAGCGCGGCCGGGCAGGCGAGAGCACCGTTAATTGGGGCTCTGCCGGCGGCCGCAAGCGCATCACAGCCTACATCAAACACGTCGAAATGCTCGTGCATCGCCATGGCCGTCAACGCGATCAAGTCGAGCTGGACCCCGTTTACCAATACGCAATGCAGCAAGGCATCGTCCGGCTGGAACTGAAAGCAGGACGAAACCTGCTCCGGGACAACCTGTTGCGCTTCCTTGGGGACATCAGCATGGAAAAACTCTCTCACCTGTACGAGGCAGAGGTCACGCCGCTGGTGACCCGCGTCAAAACCGACGTAACCCGGCTTGAGCTTGAGCATCTGCCTAAGTCTGTACGCATGACTGCTGCCGCTTACCTGCGCGGCGAAAATGTGCGTGCGCTGCTGGCCCGGGCGACCTTCTTCCGCCATGCGAAGATCCTTCGCGACTACGGCGTAGACATTTCCGAGCCGCTGGCCACCATCGGTAAGTTCACCTCCGTCATCAAGGTGATTGAGTTGGCGCCGGTCAACGAGGCTCCTAGCTGGTACTGGCAGCACCAAGAGCGAATGACTTCCGCCGTCTCTGGAAGTGATATCGCCTCGGATCTGACGCCTCAAGTCAGCCCTTACGCCCATCTTCATGCCGCATTAGAGGCGTATACCGTCCCGGCCCGCACCGACTTCCTGCACTCGACGCCTTCTAACGTCGTTCCCATCACAAGGCAAAGCCATGCCGCTGTGCCTCATTCCTAATGCATCCGGGTCTGTCGCGATTACCGCCGACGCCCCGCAAACCTGCGCTGGTTATTTGGCGTTGACACAAGCCGAATATGCCGCCGCTACGTCTTCGGTTTTTCCTCCGTTGACGCTAGAGCAGGGGGCCGCAATTGCGCTTGCTGTTGGCAGTTTGTGGGCTCTTGCATTTCTTTTCCGTGCTTTGAAAAACTCACTGTCCAATCAAACGGGCGATTCTTAGGAGATTTTGAAATGAAAAAATTCACTTTTGTGAAACTGGCGGGTGTTCTGGTTGCGGTTGGTGCTGCGGCTCCGGCGTTTGCTGCACCGGTCAGCATTGATACTGGCGATATCACTTCGACCATTGCTGCCGGTGCCACGGCGATTTCTGCTATCGGCGTAGCGGTGCTGTCTATCTTCGCTCTTGCGAAGTGCTACCAGCTGGTCAAAAAGGCTTTTTAAGCCGCATTAAACCTGCCGGGGGCTTCGGCCCCCTTTTTTTATCTGGGGGTGACATGTGGAAGGTTATATTGTTTTTATCGCTCTTATTGGGGCCTTTTGGATTCTTTTCTCTTAGTTTTGCCGACACCATTCCGGCATTAAATGATCCGGCGACAACAAAATCAATTGATTCGATTGGCGAGGTTTTTGATTCTTGGATGAATTCAAGCTATCCGAATGAAAAGGCTGCGTGTGCTGCGCGCACTGCTCGCAATAATGCAGCCGGTACAAAGGGTTATTCTTGCTCTCCCGCTGGTCGTGGCTTATTGCGTGAGTCTGCGACAGATTTCGGTACTTGGACGACTTCGCTTTCATACGATACAGATTATTCTTGCCCTGCTGGCTATAGGCTGTCTGCCGATAAATCAACGTGCACAATGCCTGGAAATCCTTATTGCCCATCTGGCTATGTCTTATCGCAAGACAAAACAACATGCTCAAACTCAGGGCCTCCCGCAGAGCCTGTTTGTACCGGTGTGCAGCTTTCAAATTACTGTGCCTCCTTGTCTGGAAAATCAGTAGACGTTTCCAGGTTCGCGGATAAGATCGCTGGCCGTTCCAGAATGTGTGACAACGTAAACACTCAAGCACCTGGTTGCTTGATGGTGGAAGGAACTGGCTGCCGAATTACAAGTAATTTTCCGCTCACTGGCAAGTTTTCATATAACGGCCAAGCCTGCGCTCGTTTACCTAATGGCGATCCTGATAACACAGAAGGTGCGCCTAGTCCTAATCAATGCGCTCCTGGCGAGTCGTTTGGTACTGTAAATGGGGTGACTGGTTGTTTTGCTGGAGGACCGATCCAACCATCTGAAAAACCACCGGTTGATCTTTCAACAGGGAAAGATGCCAATGGAAATTGTGCTGCTGGCTATGTTGGTCGAATTAAGAATAACCAGCTCGAATGCAATCCGTCTCATGTCCCAACTGATGGCGCAACGTGTCCTTCTGGATGGAATGCCGTTGGCGTGGGAGGCAAAACGGTGTGCGTTGATCCTACATCCGGTCCTGGTGGCTCTACCGGCGGAACGGGCGGCACTGGTGGAACTGGCGGCACGCCTGGAGGAGGCGGTAACAATGGAGGCAATACCGGCGGCAATACTGGTGGTGGCAAGGGCGATGCATCTTCCCCAGGAGGGAAACCAGGGGAGGGTGATAAACCGGGTGACAAATGCAATTACACCGGCATGCTTTCCTTTTTGTGTGATTCTGCGCCTCCATCGTTTAACCCGGATAAATCCGGCTTGTCTGGTGATATTGGTGGTGATTTAGGCTCAATGTTGGATACGCGTGACTTTGTGTTTGGCACTTCATCCTGCCCGCCGGATTATTTCGTTGATTATTCTATTGGTGGTGCCGCAGGTCGCTTAAAACTCACATATTCCCCGTGGTGCACTATTGCTCAATTTGTGCGCCCCATAGTCATTGCTATTGCGTTCGTGATTTCTGGCTTTATTATTTTTTCGGGGAGGATTAAATAATGCAAATGCTCCTTGGTTTAGTGTGGGCCATTGTGGCCACTCTGCTAGAGTCTGTTATATCCAGAATTATTGGAGCAGTTGGCTTTGGCATGATTACTTATTCCGGCGTATCTTCCTTGTTTGCACTGTTAAAGAATTCTATCACTAGCAGCGCTGCATCCGTGCCAGTTGCCATTGCTTCAATAATGTCAATGTCCGGCTTTGGTACTGCTATATCCATTATGATTTCTGCTTTAACCATTCGTGCAACATTGGACGGAATGGATAAAGCGGGCAATGTGGTGCGCAGCAAATGGAAGGGGTTTAAGTCGTGATCACGCTAATTACTGCTGTCCCAGGCTCCGGCAAAACCTTGTACACTCTCAAAACCCTGGCTGAAATTGCGAAGCGTGAAGATCGTCAGGTTTATTATTACGGAATTAAACTTACCGACTATGGCAAGGAGCATTTAGGGTGGGTTGAGCTTGAAGATCCGCACAAGTGGTACGAGCTGCCAAGTATGGCCATCGTCGTGATTGATGAGTTTCAGAAGGTTTTTCCTAAACGCCCGAATGGTGCCCAGGTGCCAAAGTACATCAGCGAATTTGAAACCCATCGCCACCTGGGGCTTGATGTGTATTTGATCACCCAGGGCACCAAGCTTTTTGACACACACTTAAAGGACCTGATTGGCAAGCACATTCACCTATTACGCATTTTTGGTGCCCATGCGGCCCAAGTGCTCAAGTGGGATGGTTGCCAACAAAGTCCAAACAGCAGGGCGGTTAAAGCCGATTGCTTGGACAAGTCCAAGTTCATTTATCCGAAAGAAGTTTTTAAGTGGTATGTTTCGGCTGAGGCTCATACCCATAAAATCCAGATTCCAAAAAAAATATGGGCGTTCTTGTTTTTCTTGGTGCTTGCCGTCGTATCCATTTACTTCTCAATCAAGTTGGTCGGCACTTTGGGCAAAAAAGATGCTGACTCGCTTGGTACAAAAGTGTCAGCTAGCCAGCCTGCCACCACACAAGCCCAGAGCGCCCCAGCTCAATCAAAACGTGCACTGACACCCGTTGAGTATGCTGCAGCGAGGGTGCCGCGCATGACAGGGGCGCCGGAGTCTGAGCCTCGCTTTGATGACTTGGCGACGCCTAAGACATTTCCAAGGATTGTTGCGTGTATATCCAGCGCGAAGCGGTGCGCCTGCTACAGCCAGCAGGGCACACAGGTGGATCTGCCAGACTTCATGTGCAGAGAGCGTGTAGCTCGCTCCCAGTTCGATCCGTATGTCGATGAACGGCAGCTGCATGAGAACACCCAATTAGTTAATCAACAGCTACCCCAGCCACCGCAACGATCACAGACCAGCCCGCAACCTACCGTCGTAGGGATAGGCAACGAACGCTTTTTTGAACCCATCAATGGATCTAGGGCCGTCAAGTAAGGAGTCAGCGCTATGCAACAACTTATGCACGTCTACGTTCAGGATTTCATACTCATAGTCATGACCATTGGCTTTGTCTCAGCATTCCTAGCCCTGCTATTTTGGGCAATGCTCGAGCCTGGCTTCCGCACATTGGTGACTTGGCTCTCTCTACTGACACGCCCAATTTTCTGGCGTTTTGCGCGCTACCTGGTGCGAAGATATCCGATGCCTAAACGCCATAAATCGTTACCGTAACGAAAAATAACATTCCACAAAAAAGCCCGGGTGTATTTCCCGGGCTTTACTTCGTATTGGTCTACTTAGAACACGGTCTTACATCCATTAAGGGCTAGTTCTGTTTCAACCTCTATCAACTTAGACACGGTTTCTGTTTTGTTTTTCTTGAGCTCGCCTCGGTAGTAGCTTCTTAGGCTGAGCAATACAGAGCAGCTTCTTTTTGGCCTGGTTTCGCGCAACCTAGGCGCTTCTAATGTTGATAGGAGATCGTCTTGCGCAGGTTTCAGTTCTTTTGCCATTGTGCGTTTGAGGGTAGTTCCTGGTGGGCAGGCTGCTTCGTTCGTCAGATGGCTTTTACCGTCCGCAGACTTGCACTCAATCACATCGGCCTCGGCGATTGTCCAGACCATTAGTAATACCAAACTAAGCCGCTTCATGCCGTCCCCCTTTTCTCTGTAGAAGGTCAATGCTAATCGAATAGCCCTATCTCGCGCCAACGTGCGCGTTAGATCGTTGCCTGGGGTCAAGGGATAGACCGGAGGCCGCAGCCGCGGCGGAGCCGTGGACCGGGCGAGGATCTGCGCCCTTGACGCCATCACCACGTTAAAACCCTCCGGGCTGTGCCCGGGGATTGAGGGCTTGCCCGAGCATCCCCGGGGACTGCCTCCCGGCGAGGGGCTTTTGTCTTTTTTGGCGTTGAATGCCATGGGGCAAGCCTGCGAGCGGAGCGCGGTGCGGCGCGAGTGTCGAGCGACGCTGAGCGCTCCAGCGGAGCAGGGCGCGTAGCGCGGGCGGCGTAAGCCGCCCATCAAGACGGGTGACTCAGTAATACCCGTCTTTTGTCTCATTTTGAGACTTCATCACCGAAGGGAACCCGCCTTTAATCGTCGCCCAGGAGCCTGTTCAACAGCATGCCGAAGCGGGCTTGTCGGTGGCAGTTGTCGCGGTAGAAATCGCGCTGAGTCATCAAGCGTTCGATGAGGTCTGCTTGCTGGGCTGCGAGGCGTCGCGCATTGCGGTACTGGCTCATGAAGGCGACTTCTTCATAGTTGATGCGTTCTCCTGTGGCTGGGCACACAAGAGCGTCTCCACGGTCGTCTAGCCTGAAGCCTCGGAACGGGCCGAATTGATCGCCAAGCCTGATAGAGGATCTCAACGTGAGGTACAGGTAAACGACCTTGGGCACGGGCTTTCTGCCGCTGCGATAGTAGGCCAACTCTTGTGCGGGAATGCCCAGCTCGTTGGCCAT